ATAGAAACCAATAATGTTGAATTGGCGAAAGTTAAATCAGATGTAGGTGATATTAAAAGTATGATGAATGAAATCATGCAAATAGTAGCAGAAAAAGATAAGGTAACCGAAGTATTAGAAACTGAAGATGTTACAAAAAGATTTAAAGAGGCAGAGAAATTAATACTTCCTTTTTTATACAATCTTATGAAGAGTGATGAACCTTACATACATTGGCCAAATAGAACACCAATTATTAAGGCACAGATAGAAAAATTTTTACAGATAACAAGAGGTAAATAATGAAGTTAAGTAATAATTTTAGTTTAAAAGAAATGACTGCTTCACAAACAGCAGTCCGTAAGGGTATTAGTAATAACCCTAGTGAAGACCACATGAACGCTTTAAAAGCATTGTGTGAGAATGTACTACAAAAAGTTAGAGACCATTTTGGTAAAGTAGTTACCATATCTAGTGGGTACCGTAGTCCAGAGTTATGTGAGGCAATAGGCTCAAGCAAAAATTCACAGCATGCTAAAGGCCAGGCGGCCGATTTTGAGGTGTTTGGATTGAGCAATGCAGAATTAGTAAAATGGATTTCTGAAAGTTGCGAATTTGACCAAATGATATTGGAATTTCATAATTTAGATGAACCTAATTCCGGATGGGTACATTGTTCTTATCGTGCTGATGGTGAAAACCGTAAGCAAATATTAAGAGCATATAAGAATGAAAGTAATAAGACTTGTTATGAGTCTTATGTTCCTAGCTGAAAAGAAGACCGAGAAGAGTTAAGAGGTGATTCGGAGAAGATAAAAGAACATATGTTAGATTACAGGTCAATCTAGGCTTGACAATATGAAATATAATGTATATAATATAGATATAAAATGATAAAGGAACTGATATGGCAAATTTTGTAAAATTAGACGAAAGTAAATTTCCTGATACAAAAGGAAAAAGAATTGATGGTATGCGTTTCTATGAAGTTGATGGCAAGGCGTATCCGTCTGTTACAACCGTATTAGGTGCTATACCGAAACCAGGTCTTATCGCATGGCGTAAGAATGTTGGTGAAGAGGCAGCCAAGTGGGAAATGAATAGAGCAGCTCGTAGAGGCTCTGCTACTCACACACTTGTTGAACAATATTTAAAAGGTGAAACACCATCTATTCGTGATGTGTTGCCTTTAGGAATGTTTAGATTATTAAAACCTTACCTAGACCAAATAGATAACATACACGCATTAGAGAGAATAATGTATAGTCATAAATTGACTATTGCAGGTCAAGTTGATTGTATTGCAGAATACAATGGTAAACTATCCGTAATTGATTTCAAAACAGCAAACAAAGAAAGAGTAGATAGTTGGAATGAAAACTATTATATTCAATGTACTGCTTATGCAACAATGTATGAAGAACTATTTGACACACCCATAGAACAAATTGTTATTCTACAAGCAGGTGAAGATGGTTCATGTAAGGCATTCGTAAAAAACAAAGCTGACTACGAAGAAAAACTTGGCAAAGTAATACAAGACTTTTATAAATATTACGAAGAGAAGACAAAAGGCACCTTGAAGTCATAATGGTCTCTTAAAAAGGAGCAACCAATGTTAAAAAAAAACTTGTTGTTGGCCTTTTTGCTAACTTTTATACTAGTAACTAGTGTAGCTACAGCAGACCATAAGCCAACAACCGAATATGAAGGACTAGAATGGTCACAAATACCTGTTATTTGTGGTACAACAGACGCAGTAAACGAATATCTAGTACATAACGAGTTTGAATTACAAAATTTATCTGTAGGAAAAGAAAACGCCTCACCCGGTGGTCAAAGTGTTTATATGGTAAGTTACTTTATAAACAAAGAAAGAACTGAAACTATGGCTGTAATTACAGCACCATCAGCATTAGAAAGTTGTATGTTATTCAGGTCTTTTGAATTAATGTTTCCCGGTTTAATGTTATAGTCAACCACACTTTACATTTTTAAAAGGATGTGATACAATTATATTATGAACAGCAAAGAATTTAGTTTAATTATTGAAGGTGTGGTCAAAGACAAAAGACCAATCACTTACATGGACGCTATATTATGGTATTGTGAAGATAATCAAATAGAGGTCGAATCAGTAGGCCGTTTAATTTCAAAAGCACTAAAAGAAAAAATACAAGTAGAGGCATGTAAACAAAACCTAATTAAGGTTGAGGCTACAGGTAAATTACCAATATGAAAAAGTATAAAAACAAAATTGAAGATTTTTTTAAATGGGTCAAGGGTACTGAACTTGTTGAACTAGATGATATAGATGTAGCAGAGGATCCTGTTAGACCTGAATTGACTTTAGGTTTTAGAATTACACATGGTAGAAAAATATTTGGTCTAAAATATAATAATCAAATAGAGGCAATAGTTTGTGTTGCATTATGTCCTGAAGTACCATTTACTGTTAGAGAAATGGATTACATGTCGCAGGCTGCTAATCAAAACGGACACGGCGAAATAGTTGTGGCATACACCGTTTGGTCAAGAAAAAGAGGTGCAGGCAGAGAGATTATACAAAAATTAAGAGAGTGGGTAATAGAAAGAGATTTTAAAAGATTACTTACACTATCACCGTTAACACCTATGGCAACACATTTTCATATTAAGAATGGTGCTACACAGGTACATATAAATGAAGAAACACAAAATTTTGAATATAAATTATAACAAATCAAACCCTATGGCAAAAGAAGTTAGAACACCAAAGTATAAATCACAGGTGGTCAAACCTAAAAAAGGTAAGGGTAGTTATAAAAGAAATAAAGGTATATGATGTATGGCGGTTTTGATGTATTTAAAACATATTTGGCAGTTAAGAACCACTTTACTACCGATTATGATTATAACAAATATGGTGGTAGAGTTACGGCAAAGTTGGAAAGCTTTACTAAACGGCCTGATAGGTATTTCTTTCATAAGTTATCTAAAAGATATAATGAGCGAGATATACTGGATTTTTTTGTTAGTAATTTTGCTGTTGATGGTAATAAGTGGATTGGTAATGTATTAAACAATGAGGGTGCTGAAAATTATACCAAGTATAGAAAATATAAAGAGTCATTTGAGTACCATTTTAGGAACGATTGTGTGGCTATTCGCAATGATTTTGACAACAAGTCTATTCTTTTTGATGATGGCTTTAATGTACATAGCGGACAACATCCTAGAGTTTTACGATTACATATACAAAGGAAAATTCACATCCAGACCACCATCATACTTGACTCAATACTATCGTTTAGTAAGGTATGGAATAAAGAAATTAGCGAAAAAGTTGTATGGCCTAAAATCTCACATACGCTTGCCAAAATGAAACCATTTGTGTTATATAATCAAACACAGGCAAAATTGATTATGAAAGATGTATTTGTATGACAATAGAACCTATTAAAGAAAAGTTAGACGATAAGATATCAAAGTTAAATAGCACAAGAGTAATAAAAAAGATAACACCAAGATATGACCTATCATGGTATATAAAATGGACTGCTAGTGTATTTTTGATGATTGCAGTTTGTGTTAGAGCTTCTGACTTCAATCATATGTTTGATTTATATTTTAGTTTTATAGGTACAATAGGTTGGTTGATTGTAGGTTTTTTATGGCATGATAGAGCATTGATATTTTTAAATGCAATTTTATCAACAGTATTATTAATTGGCATATTAACAGAATTAACAAAGTGTGCTAGTTGTATGATACCGTTATGATAAAATATTTTGATGAAGAATGGCCAAAAGAAGAAGAGATATTAAATATTGGACTAAAAATGTCCAAACAAAATAAAGCAGACAGAAAAAAAATGAAAAGAGTATTTTGTATTGGCAACGGTGAAAGCAGACAAGGCTTTGACCTAGAAAAATTAAGACAACATGGTACGATATATGGTTGTAATGCTATATACAGAGATTTTATGCCAGATGTATTAACTGCTGTAGACCATGGTATTATGCATGAGATATATCATGCTGGTATAGCACAAAAGATACCTTGTTATTTTAGAGATTGGACTAAAGTACCTGCTATGACTTATGAATCAATGTTATATGCTGGTGCAGATAAATTAGAGGCAGATGAACATTTAAAATATGTTTTAAAATCAAATGATAAAGGCGATAGTAAAGAATATGTAATGCATGGTTCTAATATTCAAGGCATAGTGAATATGATAAAAAGAGAACCAGATAAATTTAAAAAAGACATTATGTATTTGGAAAAGAAAGAAATTAATCATGCAACAATTAAAGTATCTTGGATAAAAGAACCTGATTATTCTGTATCATTGACCGATATAATGACAGAGAAAGATAAACCAAGAGACCATGGTTGGGCTTGTGGTGCAAGTGCAGGTTATGTAGCAATTCATAGAGAACAACCAGATGAAGTATATTTGATAGGTCACGACTTACATAGTGCAACAGACAAGGTCAATAATTTATACAAAGGTACAAAACATTATGTAGCACCAGAGAACGGTCCTACGCCTGGTATAAACTGGATAAACCAATGGTATACATTGGCAGATTGGAACCCTAATACAAAATTTATCAAAATTAACAGATATAATGACGGCCGTGATAAAGTAAATGGTCCGATAGATGAGTGGAAAGAACGAAAAAATATTACATATGCTGATTATTCCACGCTTGACAACCTAGCTTAAATGGTGTATATTAGTAAACAATATGCGTAAAGTAATCTTATTTGCAAGTAATTTTATCTGTCTGGCTGAACATAGTTTAAGTGGACTAAAGGCATGGGCAAGGAGGGTTATGGCCGAATGGCTGAAGACACCTTGTTTAG